AAGGAGTCCTGCCTTGTAGCGCCCCTCCTCCTGCGAATGATCTTCCTGAGCCAGCCCCTCCACCCCCGCCAAAAGACATTGTTGGTTGAGCTTGATATCCAGGGATTGACGAGAATACCGCGTTTAATATTTGATTCACTACTGCCATTTGAAGGAAGGTAGCTATTATCTGAGAGACTATATTTTTTGCAAAGTTCTTGAATGATTCCAATGCGTCTCTGCCGGACAATAAAGAATTAACAAAATCATTTGTGAATGTATGGGCAAGGCTTGCAATCGCGGGAGCCATTGTTTGAGAAAACGTCTCTGCCGCTTCTTCGCCTTTCTCTCTAAGCTCTTCTATCTGCCCTGTTATTCTCCCCATGACTTCCGCTATAGCTTCTGCGTCATTGGTGCCAAAAAGATATGATAGAACCGCAGCGTCACCTTCGTTAATTAGCGCCTGCAAAGCGTTAAGCTGGTCTTGCAGTTTTTGAAAAGGCTCTACAGTACCCTCTACTACAGACTTTAATCCTGAGAACTGCTCATCTAAAGCCCCCTCTTCTAGATCATCCCTCATGCCGTTAAGCATGACTCTTACCCTTTGAATATCATTCGCAGCGTCCCCAGAAGCGTCACCAAGCGAAGCTTCAACAAGAGCTAGGTCAGCAAAAGCCTTGTCTAACTCTTGAGCGGGGCTTATTGTGTCTTCTAGAAGCTTTTTGAAAGCCTCTCTAGCAGATATAAGCTCTGTGCTTGGGCCTTGAGGTTTGGTCGTTGTTGAATCCCCATCTCCGACAGCAGCGGTAGGAACCATTTCCGTTAATTGAGACTCCAGCTCTTCGCCTACAAACGCTAGCCTACCCTCAATAAAGTTCCTTACCTTCTCATTGTCTAAAACATTTCCAAAAAGAAATTCGTCAAATGCTTCGGCTATTGCTCCTTGACCCTCGCTAAGAGACTTTAGCTCTTGAGCCTCCATGCCCTTGAATACTTGGTCTATTCTTTCTGATGAAATACCCGCCTTTTCTAGAAATGACTTTAGATCTTCTAAATCTTGCCTGTATTGCGCTCTGCTTGCATCTCGCGCAGCCCGATGAGTTTTGTCGCCTGTAGCTAATGACTCATTGAATAGAACGTCAGCTCTAATCTCCGCTTGAATCGCTTTCCTTATGTCGCCTACTGCGGATGCAAGTACCTCTGTAGGCGACCCTCCTTGATTGACTAAGCCTATAGTTTCTGTAGATACGTTGGCGTTTGCGGCTTGAACAATTGTTGTTGCTGACGCGGCTATCTCTGCAAAGTAATCAGCCGTATCCTTGAGCATATCCCCAAAGCCGCCAGTGAAAATTGCATCGCTTAACCCTTTGAAGGCTATTTCTGTATTGGTCAGCTTAGTGGAGAGGTTGTCCATCTTGGAGGCCATTGCGCCCCCAAATTGCTCGTTCAGTCCTTTTGTCAACGCGCTCATTATAATTCTTGCGCCGTCTGCTGTTGCGCCGAATTTTGCTATTTCGTCTTTTGATAACCCTAGCTCTCTGTTAAGTATGCCAAGGACATCAACGCCGCGATCCATAATTTGGTTAAGCTCTTCAAGACCCAACCCTCCCGATGCGGATCTTTGGGTGATCCTTACAAGCGCCTCAAAAATTCCTAGCTGGTCAATGGACACCGAGGCTGTATCCGCAAAGGTTTGAAGCATATCCTTAGTGGGTTCTATACCTGCTGATTTAAGAGCTATAAAGGCTTTAGTGACGTCTTCAACTTGAAAAGGGGTGGTCTGGGCGAACTCAATAATCTGAGACATTGCCTTGTCGCCAGCCGCCATAGACCCGAAAACAGTGTTTAATGAATCCTTTAGATCCTCAAACTCCATCCCGACTCTTGCGATACTTTTTAAAGCCCCTATCGCAGAAATGCCAGCCAGAACGCCAGCCAAGGGAGCTATAAGCCCCTTAACGGATGAACCGAATCTATTGACTGGCTTTTGATCAAAGCCGCGATTGAGCTTGGATTTTATGCCGTTAAGCTCAGTGGTAAGACCTTTGGTGTCGGCCTTAATTTGGATTACTAATTCTTCTACGGTAGCCATTAGTCTGGGTTTAGCTCCATCAGTTCTTCTAGCTCTGATCTACCCATTGGCTGCTGTTTATCGCCGCCGTTAAACTCCTTGAAGCCAGCGAGCGCAGAGTAGATCTCTATTGGGGCCATCTGCCAGAACTCTGATGGCTGTATCCCAACCATCCCTACGCAAATCTCGTAGAATCTTTTCCAAGATATAGTCTCTAGCTCTCCGGCTCCTGCTTTTTTTCATCGCTCTCCGCACTGGGATCACTAAGCGTAGATACTAATAACTGCGCGACTGCGCCACAACAAGAGACTATACCTGAATCCTGTATAAGCCCCTTGATATCTTTTTCAGAGAAATTATTGCCGCCGCCTCTTAGGGCGTGGTATAGGACAACCGCTAGATCGTTCAGACGAACGTCACCGTCTGATAATCTTTGGGTAATTTGCAAAATGCCCTTATCTAGAGCAGTTTCAATCTTTATTAAGGAGTCTACAGTAAGCCGACAAGAATACTCATTCTTCGCCAGTGTTATCTGTGTCTCCCCCTTCATCGGGTTCGTCATTTGACTTCTCCTTTGTGCTCCCGTTTAGGAGCTTTAATACCCAGTTTTCTTCTCTATCGTCTGGAGCGCAGCTTTCTACAGTGAAAGTTTTGCCGTCAACCTTTAAGGTCTTTGCGCTTGATAAATCAGAGCCGACAACAATCTCATCGCCTCTCATCATCCCTGCTTTGGAGGTCTTGCCGTGACTAATAGTTACGCTTTTCCAAGACATAGATCACTCCTAACCGGTGATGGCTGTAAACGCTACTGCTCCGCTAGACTCTAGCGTTATGCTGTAGGTTGCTTCGCCATTATACTCGCCAGCATACTCTAATGAAGTTAGCTGGAAAGCCCCTTCGTAAGTCCCTAGCAACGGAACGATCAACTGATAGTTGGAGAAAGCGGAAGCGCCTAGCTTTGCCCTTAGAGCCACGTCAGTTACAGAGTCAACAAATACGCCGCTGCCGCTAATGGATAAAGAGTTCACCCCTGCCGCTGCTAAGATTTGCCTTGCGCTTGCGCTATCCTTGTTGGTTATGTCAACCAGCTCATTGTTTGACGAGATAGAGGTTGATCTTAATCCCCCTACGGTCGTGAATACTTCTGGGTCAGCGCCGTCACTTAGCTTTACCAGTAACGCCTTGCCTTGTTGTGCAGCCATTATCTATTCTCCTATTAAGCGAACGCAATCGCGCCAGAGGACTCAAAGGTTACGCTGTAAGTAACCTCGCCGTTGTACTCGCCGCCATGCTCTAAGCTAGTGATGAGGAATGATCCTGAGTATGTCCCAAGATCCGGCACGATAAAACTATAAGCGTCTAATGTTCCAGCGCGAAAGTTCGTGACCAGTTGATTCTCTGAGACTGAGTCAGTGAATATTCCTGACCCTGAGATAGTTACGGATGTTACTCCACCTTGCGGCAAGAGAACCCTGCTATTCCCAGCAGAGTCTTTATTCGTAACATCAACCATCTCGTCATTCAAGGTGATAGATGAGCTTCGTAATCCGCCAATAGTGGTTTGAGTTCCGCTGACTGCCACTTTGATCAGGACAGCCTTACCTGTTTGTGCTGCCATATTATTTTCTCCGTTAAGAAGTGCCTAAAATAACTGCACGAAACCTCATGACCCCGTGTCTTGTGAGTCCATCTGGATCTCTAATTGTATCACTAAATTCCATCCTCATATTGATGAGATTGAAACCTGTGACGGTTAGGTTACTATCATGCAACAAAGTATGCACTCTGTCCATAATGTTTTTTGCTTGCGCGGACCCAGCAACTCTGCTCCAAACGTGTATTACTACCGTTGTTTCAGAGCCTACCTCATCCTTAACGCTATAATCTACAGCCGTGTCTTCCCCAATTTGAACTACCGGATACGCTGTTCCTTGCGGGATCTCGTCATGCACTGAAGCGCCCAGAGTTGACGTAAGGACGCTATCGCCGTTTAGCGCGGCATATATGGTCTTTTGAAGTTCAAATTGCCCGATACTCAACTTGTTAGCCCCTGCTTAACGAATATAGCCCTTATCTTACCTTGGCTCTTCTTCAAGGCTGGCTGCATGAATGGTCTCGCTGGCATATTCACCGTCCCGTATTCTAGAGCTTTGCTATAGGGCGCGGCTGATACCACTGACCCAACAACATTCCTTGCTCTACCGTTAAGGCGCGATCCAGATAATTCTACATCAGTAGTTATGTTTGAAACCAAGAAGCCGGTATCGCTTGCGGGTGGCTCTCCTGCTCCAGACTGCGTATGAGTCCTGCTGGGATTGTACTTTTTCACAGTTGAACCGGTTTTAGCGCCTCGCATAATGCTTTGGACTGCTTCATTCTTGACTAGATTAACCGCCCTAAACATAGCTGCCTGACAATTCTTTTCAGGTAGAACGCCAAGCCTTCTTTGCATATTGTTTAGGAACTGCGTCTGGTTTTTAATGATTATCATGCGGCCACCCCTTCCTCAGCAATGATAACTAAAAACTTATTCCTTTCATCCTCGTTTATAACGCTTCGGATGTTATAGGTAGTAGAGTTCCAGCTTATTCTGTCTGCTGTTGTGATGCCTGCTGTGTATCGCATTGTAAAGCGCCACATGCCTTTTTCTGTAAGCTGCCCCTGTAGGTATGGTTCGGTGCCAGAAGATTGTTCAACGTGCGCGTAAACGCTTTGAGCGGTGTTCCATGTATTTGTGTAGCCGCCGCCACCATCTGCGGCCCTGCTAACCGACTGAATTACGATTAGCTGCCTCATTGCGCCATTTGAAGCTGCCATTAGCCAAGCGCCATGTATTTAGAACCACCGGCCCCGCTCATCACCTTATAAGGTTGGTAAAGTTTTGCGACCATAGGCGGAAGGGATTGTGTTTGTTGGTAATCCTTCATGTCGCCACGTTGATCGTAAAGGTAGGCGATATGCTGCAACATTCCTATCTTCAAAGGCTCTGGGATGTTAGCTACTGAGTTATACCCCGCTACATACGTCACCTCTATCGCGTTAGCCACTCTAAGCGCCGTTGGGAAGGTTTCTCCAGTTCTCAACACTACCCGCGCAGGCTCTCTAGCGGAGTCCACATAGTACCGAGAGCTTGCCATAGTTGTGCCTGAATCAGCGTCATCAAAAGTTATTAGAGAAGTGACTGTCTGCAAAGGAGGGTTGGGTAAGGATATAAAATTTTTGTAGAAGTTCAGGTAAGGCCCAACTTTTGTGCCTTCCCAAAGAGGGTCTTCTGATATTCGGTCTGTATCAAGCTTTAAGATTAACGTCTGGGTAAACAAAGCTCTGCCCGTGTAGTCTTCACAGAAAATCCTGACAGCTTTGATAAAGCTTGTGAGCAATGCGTCTTCAGAACTACCGCTAACCCTAAGATAGTCTTTTACGTCAGATAGCGTCAAAGGCTCACTTGTTGGCGCGGTATCAACTACTAGACCAGCCATATCAACCTCAATTCTTTTGGTAGGTTATAATTAAACTTCCTGAGCAATCCTGCGTTCCCGAGCTAGAGATAGCCGTTAATTTTACGTCTGACTTCTCTGGCACTGTGATAGGAAGGCTTAAATCTATTAGAATCTCCCCAGACCCAAAAGATACTTTCTCCTTGGTCCTGTAAACAGATCCAACCTCCTTTACCTCCAACCTGCCAGTGACGTACTTGTTTGTGGCCTCTGTCCCAGAGCTAAAGCTTACCCTGCTTATGTATGCGGTGTGTCCGCTAGGAACTGTCCATGTCGCCATCAAGGTTTGACTCTCGCCTTGCGTTATCTTAGCTAATACGCTGGCTGGCACTCCGCTCGTTACTGTCCCGTAACCTATGTATATGTCACCTTCTTCCTTAT